GTTTCTTTTGAAGAAGTAATCGGTAACGTTTAATTATTAATCAAACTTAGAGGTAAAAACCAATGGCAACTAGAAACCAACTTAATCCACCCCCACTAAGAAAGATTACTGACTTCAAGAGTAAGCTTGCTGGTGGCGGTGCTCGCTCAAATCTTTTTGAGGTTGAGCTTTCATTCCCATCTGCAGTTTCTGTTGATGGACTCAATGACATTCTTAATAAGGCAAGATTTCTTGTTAAGGCAGCAAACTTACCCGCTTCAAACGTAGCACCTATTGAAGTTCCTTTCAGAGGAAGAGTCCTCAAGGTTGCTGGAGACAGAACCTTTGATACTTGGACAATCACCGTTATCAACGATACTGATTTTGCTATTCGTTCCGCTTTCGAAAAGTGGATGAATACAATGAATAGAGTATCTGATAACACTGGTGTTACTAACCCAGCAGATTATCAGGCAGATGCTTACGTTTATCAACTTGACCGTAATGGCGACACCCTGAGAAAGTATCACTTCTATGATATTTTCCCAACTCAGGTTGCTCCAATCGAACTTTCATATGACGCTCAAGGTATTCAAGAGTTTACCGTCGAGCTTCAAGTTCTCTGGTGGGAAGCAGTCAAGGGTAGTGGCGCTAATGCAGGCGGAGAAGATATCAACTAAATAGTCCATAATAAGTAGATAGTTTATACGATGGCAAAACTTTTTGGTTTTTCTATTGATGATGGTCAGAATAAATCACCTTCTGTAATATCCCCCGTTCCTCAAAATAATGAGGACGGGGTTGATAATTATATTGCTAGTGGTTTTTATGGTCAATATGTCGATATTGAGGGTGTTTATCGTACTGAGCACGATTTAATTAAAAGATATCGTGAAATGGCACTTCATCCAGAATGCGATGGTGCCATTGAAGATGTTGTGAATGAAGCCATCGTTAGTGATCTTTATGATTCTCCCGTTGAGATTGAACTATCAAATCTTAATGCTAGTGATAGACTGAAGAAAATCATTAGAGAAGAATTTAAATATCTGAAAGAAACTTTAGATTTCGATAGAAAGGCACACGAAATCTTTAGAAATTGGTATGTTGATGGTAGACTTTATTATCTGAAAGTCATTGATGTCAAGAATCCTCAGGCAGGTATCCAAGACCTGAGATACATTGACCCAATGAAGATGAAGTATATTCGTCAAGAAAAGAAAAAGGATGTAAAGAGAAATCTTGCTCTTCCCCCATTACAAAAAAATGGGTCTGATGTTCCCACAATAGAACCAGAGATTGAAGAGTATTTTATCTACACCCCAAAAGCAAATTATCCTAGTGGCACTTTTGCTGGTGCTGGTGCTAGTGGGAAGAGAGATTCTATCAAAATTGCAAAAGATTCTGTAGTATATTGCAGTTCTGGACTTGTTGATAGAAACAAGGGCACAGTATTGTCTTATATGCATAAGGCAATCAAGGCACTCAATCAACTGAGAATGATTGAGGATTCTCTTGTTATTTACAGATTGTCAAGAGCACCCGAGCGTAGAATTTTCTATATTGATGTTGGCAATCTTCCAAAAGTAAAAGCAGAGCAATACCTCAAAGAGGTTATGTCTCGCTACAGAAATAAACTTGCCTATGATGCCAACACGGGCGAAGTTCGTGATGACCGTAAGTTTATGTCCATGATGGAAGACTTCTGGCTTCCAAGAAGAGAAGGTGGTCGTGGCACAGAAATCACCACACTTCCTGGTGGACAAAACTTAGGTGAGCTTTCTGATATTGAGTATTTCCAAAAGAAACTCTATAGAGCACTTGGAGTTCCTGAGTCAAGAATTGCTGCCGATGGTGGTTTCAACCTTGGTCGTTCTTCTGAGATTCTGAGAGACGAACTTAAGTTTGCTAAGTTTGTTGGTCGTCTGAGAAAGAGATTCTCTCAGATGTTTAACGATATGTTGAGAACTCAATTAATTCTCAAGAATATCGTAACTCCCGAAGATTGGGAGATTATGGCAGATCATATTCAATATGATTTCCTCTATGATAATCAATTTGCAGAATTGAAAGAATCTGAATTACTTCAGAGCAGACTTGGCAATCTTGCAACTATCGAACCTTATATCGGCAAGTATTACTCTACTGAATATGTAAGGAAGAAAGTCTTACGTCAAACTGACTCTGAAATCATTGAGATTGATGAGCAGATTGAAGATGAAATTAATAAAGGTATTATCCCAGCTCCTGGAAGTGTAGATCCAATCACGGGAGAACCATTACCTGGGGGTGATATGGGAGGAGACCCAATGGCAATGGGTGCTGACGGAATGGGAATGGGTCAAATTCCTACAGAACCAGACATGAATGCACAAGCAACAGAAGTTGATGCTCAGATGCAAAAGGACACCAAAAAGGCAGAAATATAAATATAGAATATATACACTATAATTTTTATGGATAACGTTATCGATTTGATTGCGACAGACGCAAAACCATCTGAAGTATCTGATGCTATAAAAGCAGTTTTATATGCAAAATCTGCAGAAAGAATTGATGCTGCTAGACCTATTGTAGCAGCGGATTTGTTTGGTGTTGAAGGATATGAAGATCAAGGTGAAAATGAAATTGACCAAGAATCACAAGAGGAAGAATAATGGCAAGAACTTTATTAATTGGAGATGAAGTAGCACTGGGAACTACGTCCGGTGGAGGAACAAGCGTATCCAATGCTAGTGTAGTTAGACTTTTTAACGGTGTTGCTGGTACTGCAACTGTCAGTATGGCAAGCACTGTTGGCGCTGGTGATACTGTCACCTTCACTATGCCACAAAGTCATGTTGAACTTCTTGAGAAACCACCTAGTTATGTCATTTGGGCATCATCAACATCAGTAAGAGCGACAAAAGTAGGATTCACTGGATAAAAAAATGAAACTTATCACAGAAGAAATTAACAAGGTAGAATTTATTACCGAAGGTAAGGGTGCTAACAAGAAGTGCTACATTCAAGGCATTTTCTTACAAGCAGAGCAAATTAACCGTAACGGTAGAATGTATCCCATGTCAATCATGGAGAAAGAAGTCAACCGTTACAATGAAGCATTTGTCCAAAAAGGACGTGCTCTTGGTGAACTTGGTCACCCCGATGGACCTACCGTAAATCTTGACAGAGTTTCTCACAAGATTTGTGATCTCCACAGAGAAGGAAACAACTTTGTAGGAAAAGCACAACTTCTTTCTACCCCTATGGGTAAGATTGCTTCTTCTCTTATTAGTGAAGGAGTTACTCTTGGCGTTTCTTCTCGTGGTGTTGGTTCACTCAAGATGACCAATGAAGGTCATAAAATTGTTGGCGAAGATTTCATGTTAGCAACTGCTGCTGATATCGTTGCTGACCCTTCCGCTCCTGATGCTTTTGTTTCAGGAATCATGGAAGGAAAAGAGTGGGTTTGGGAAGGAGGAATCCTTCGTGAGCAACTCGCAGAAAAGACTTACAAGAAGATTAACACCCTTGTAGACCAAAGAAGACTTGAAGAGCATAAACTCCAATTATGGAGTGATTTCCTCTCAAATCTTTAATTTATAAATAAATATAGATTATAACAAGTAATCAGAAAAACAAATGTCCGTTGGTAGCAATTTACAAGAAATGGAAAACGTAGTAACCAAAGGGGCTGCTCCTGCTGAGCCAATGCCTTCAGCTGGCATTCCAGTTGAAGATCTCGGCGGACCTACTCCCGATAATTATCGTCCAGATGACGATTCAGCAAAACTCAAGGATCCTGCTGCAACTCTGAAGCAAGTCAAGGATGTCGTCAACGCCAGAGCAATGGCTGCCGAGGAAGTTGAGGCAGATGAAGAGCAAGAGATTGTAGCAGAAGAAGAAGAGACCGAAGAGGAAGTTGTAACCGAAGAGGAAGCAACTGAGGAAGAGGTTGTTGCTGAAGCACCCGCAGTTGAGTACAACATCGAAGAAGATGTTGAAGCTCTCCTTCAAGGTGAAGAGCTTTCTGAGGAATTCCAAGAGAAAGCACGCACCATTTTCGAAACTGCTATCAACGCAAAGGTTGGAGAAATCCAAGAGCAACTCAAGGCTACCTATGAGGAAGCACTTGTAGAAGAAATCGCAACCATTAAAGAAGGTCTTGAGGAAAGACTCGACGCATACCTTGAGTATGTTGCTGATGAGTGGGTCCAAGAGAACGCTCTTCAGATCGAGCACGGTCTCAAGACTGAAATGACCGAATCATTCCTCCAAGGAATGAAGGGTCTTTTTGAAGAACATTATGTAACCATCCCTGAAGATAGATATGATGTAATTGAGAGCATGGTAGATAAACTAGATGAAATGGAGTCAAAACTCAACGAGCAGATCGAAAGAAATGTCGCTCTGAATCGTAGATTAGCAGAATCAACAGCTGATGTAATCTTTGCAGAAGTTGCTGAAGGACTTGCCCTTTCCCAGAAAGACAAGCTCGCTACTCTCGCAGAAAATGTTGAGTTTGAAAGTGAAGCAGACTATCGTGAGAAGCTGGTAACTCTGAAGAAGTCATACTTCCCAGAGCACAGCACTCAGAAAGAGCATACTGAAACCATCTCTGAAGGCACCGAAGTTGAGAATACTCAACAGGTTTCATCTCTGATGGAATCATACATGCAGACTCTGAGCAGAGTCTCCAAAAAGTGATTTCTAAATAATAACAGTTCAAACTAACTTTTTTAAAGAGGTAAAATTCAAATGCAAATGCCTAGCTTAGAGCATCTGCAGGAGAAGTGGGCACCCCTTCTGGACTACGAAGGTCTGGATCCTATCAAAGATTCACATCGTAGAGCCGTTACTGCTCAACTCCTGGAGAACCAAGAACTCGCTATCCGTGAAGAGAAAGAATTCCTTTCGGAAGCACCAACCAACTCCGTTTCTAACGGTGGAGTTTCAAACTTCGATCCCGTTCTGATCTCCCTGATCAGACGCGCAATGCCTAACCTGGTCGCTTATGACCTCGCTGGCGTTCAACCAATGAACGGTCCTACTGGACTGATCTTCGCAATGCGCTC